ACAACTACTGGACTTCCAACAGCGACCGTATCGGCCGTTCCGGCAACGCCAGAGCCATTGAACGTGTAGCCCGTACGAGGCTGCTGGAGGGCCAGCGAACCTCCGCGGTAGCTACGACGACGACGTCCCGCTACAGTCTTCCTCCGACGGCGGCGACCACCCGACATACTGTTATTACCGCCGCGTCCCTGGAGATTGGCACCGCAGTCGCTTCCCATATGATTATTCCACTGTGCGTTTCCAGCGTTCGGGCCTCCGGCGTCTGAGAGGAGGGAGCCTCCGAAGCTGTAGCCCCCGCCACGCTTGGCGGTGCGAGAACGGCGGTGGCGGCGGCCGGCTGTCTTCTTTGTGTGCTTACGAACCATTTGTATTGGACAGAGACTAGATTCTCGGGGTCCACGTCCCGTCCTCGTTCTGAACGCAGTCCAGAGTAAACACCCTTCCCAACGCCCTCAACTGCTTTGAGAGTGCCATCGTACGCACACGTAAGTACCCTACGTCCGCAACCTTGTACACGTCGGGAATATCGGTTGCCACAATCTCGTACTTGTCCGAAACATCTGGCTTGGATTCAATGAAGATACCCTTTTCACCGTGAGCATCCGAATAGTACTCGTGCCCCCGAATCTCAGTCGCGGTTTCCCTGAGTGCTACCGCCTTCGTCTCAAACTCCGAGCACGAGGTGTACGTGGCCTCAAATGCTGCCTTCAGAAACGTAGCCCGCTGTTCAAAGGACCGGGTCTTGAACATTTGGGTTCCATTCCACATCCACACATCTGCGATATACACATGTGTGGAGGTGTATTCGACACGCAGAATCGTATCTTCAAAACACCTTTCATCCCATACAACTCTGAAAACCTGTGGAGTAGCATTGTCCTTTCGCTGTACCCAGAGTGCCACCGGCTTCGATGAATCGTCACGGGTCAGGCACAGCCAACCTGGCATTCCGGTTGTTTGGGGGACCTTGTGCGTCGTCGACGAGACCAATGTTCCTTGGCGTGTCATACGCATGGCCGGGTCCCATCCGTACAAACTCTTGAGCCGGTTCATTGTTATATGTATACCTAGACTAGCCCTGTCAAAATCACTCAGCTCTTGCCACCAGACCACCCGACCTTATCGACTTCCCGGGTCTCAATCGGCGGGGGGAGCTGGGGCTCGGACTTGTTTGATTGTACTATGGGCAGGGGGAGGGGGGAGTACGTTGGGACGTTCAGTGTCTGGGTCTGCGTAGGAGCCTCGACACGCGGGGGGAGAACGATGGGCGGAGGGGCAGGGGTCGGATCGGGCGGTATGATTGCCGGCAGGGGCGTGCGATCAACATACACGACCTTCGGCTTAGGCGGCTGGATGACCCTGGCAATCCAGAAGACTCCTATGTGGAGGACAACCACAACCATAACCGTAGAAAATGCGAGGTACACAATATCGGAGATCTCCATACGATGAGTTATTCTATCAAAAGTTTTGTAAGACCTAGAATTAAACACAGGATCATGTCAGATGCTCCTGCTCCCACCCTGAGCCGGTCCGAAGTAGAAGTAGATGCGGGCGTGGCCGTAGCGATTGTCGTTGACTTCGCCAACAAGTCCGAGCTCCTGAAGTTCGTCATCAAGAAGATCGCCGAGGTGGAGATCCTCGCCGACCGCTCGGACGACGACAAGGCCAAGTTCATCGTGGCCGAGGTCAAGAAGGCCATTCGCGAGTCTCCCCTGTCCGAGGAGCAGAAGACGGAGCTCGCCACGTGGTGCGATGTGTCACTCCCGTACGTCATTGAGGCGGTGAAGCTCGTGAAGGCTGAGGTCGGGAAGGTCGCGGGCGTCGCGTTAGCTGGGGTTCAGAAGTGCTGCCCGTCGTGGTTTGCGAAGAAGGCGTAAACAGATCAGTATTCTCGGAGAATGAACCATCAGCGTACTTTTGCACCTTGACCTCTTCCCTGTAATCGATCCGATCCAGGACGTTGGGGTAATCGTGCATTTCAATTTTTACCGACCCATCCTTCTGAGGAAGGAGGGTACGGCACGTCCTTTCGTGTGGATTCAAACACTGGTTTCCACACCAAAGAAAGTTGGTGACATAGGTGACGGTAGGTTTCAGGTATACCACCCCCAACTTTGTGACACGATACATTTGTATACTTGGTCATGATAGGTCTAAATATACATCAGTCCCAGGGTGACAGCGAAAAAGACGGCAGAATGCACTAGCAGTCCAAAACCGGTAGGCACACCATTCTCAAAGATGCGGAAGGTGGTGTAGGGTCCCGTCACGGACGTCACAAGTCCATCCACGACGCGGAACGTAATAGGATTGGCGATGATGTAGAAGAGTAGACCCTGGAAGGCCGAGATCTGGAGCTTCTGGGCATCGGTGGGTGCGGGCATTCTCTGTATTACTCTCTAGCTTGGAAAGTATTGCGGGTGGCTTGTATCGTTTCCAGCAACTGTGGAATCTTCTGAAGAACCGCCGAGATCTCCCCCTCGTTCCTTCGTGCGGGTTCACGGGAATCTATGGGTTCGGTCACAAACGATACTGCTGCCAAGAGCAGGGCCTGGCGAGGCTTGGCCAGCTTGGGTTCCCAGCGGAGACAATAGAGTTTGTAGAGGGATTCCACGTAGGTATTGGAGTGAGCGTTTATGACATCCCAGAACATCCACACCATGGCCCGGGCAAATTTGGAGTTTACGTAGGGGTTGCGTCGCTCCGCACAGAGAAGAGGCTGTTTCGTCCGCTTCTTCTGTTCGCGGGCATACGTCATGATCCAGGACATCCAGTAGAGAGATCGCAGGAAATCCCGAGTCTGCATGGAAAAGCAGAACTCGTTGAAAGGAATTTTCAATTCGTAGGGGTCGTCGGCCTTCACAAACGGCAGGCACGAAGCCTGGGAGGTGGCACGGAGGTTTTCCCTGACCGTCTCCGGCTGGAAATCATGGAGGGGTTTGATGGTGGGCAGGGAAATGGGTTTCTGTTTCCTCGCAATTGCCAGAGCCACCGCGGTCTCGCAAACCACGGTCCGGGCTACTTCATGGTTTCTGATATCCGTCATAGTGTGGACCGAAAACATCTCTTCGATGGACGAGAACCTCTCGTACTGTGAGGTCAGGTACGTGAAGATGTTGGGGCAGCGGTGCACGTAGAGTGCCCCTCCCTCAAATAGGGTATTCCACAGGGAATGGACTAGACCCGAGCACAGAAGTTCCAGAGTCCAGTAGCACGCATAATCCGCATGTCCGAGCTGAATACTTTGGAGGAGAGATTTGTGGGCCAGAGTACGCGAATGTCCAGAGAACGTGAATGTCTGGAAATCTGCGACTGTTCGGTTATCTGAGATCATTGTTCTCACAAAGAAGTTTAGAATGTGTAATATACCGAATCAGCTCCAGAGTAAATGAGCGTTAAAAGCCCGCCGACGGCCAGGGTCGTAGTTGTTGTTCCAGATGCATTGAAGAACCCACCGGAACATGCGAGTGTAATTGCTAATGTCGAGTTGTTCTTGATCACCCAGTAGCTTCCTTTGATGGGTAGATCGCCTGGAAGAAGCACAGGGGCTTCGCACAGCAGGTTGAAATACGTCGAGTAATTCGAAGTCGACAGTTCGAATGTGTCTGTGGTCGTGACACATACGACATTGATCGTACTGGCAATCGGACCCCCCACCGCCAGACCATACTTCGGATTGGGGACACATCCTACGCCCATAACGTTATTCGACGTATCAACCTGGACTGCCGGGACGCCGGGCTTCGATGAGTACACCACGAACGTATTCGGGGTATCGGGAGCGTACCCTCCCGAATTGCGTCCGATAAATACTGAATTGCTGAGGGTATTGTTCATCCCGGCTCGCTCGCCGATGTACACACAACTATTCCCTGTCGATCCCTCCCCTGCCGAAAACCCAACCGCCGATACGAGCGACCCCCCGTTTCCAAAGAGCGAACGCATACCTATACCTACATTGCTCGAACCTGTCTGGTTCACCCCCGAGAAGTCCCCGATGTTGACATTGTAGTTTCCCGCATTGGTCTTGGCCGCATTCATACCGATCGCCACAATATTTCGTCCGGTGTTCTGATCGGCCGCACTTGATCCCACGGCGTTCACGTACGCTCCCGTATTTTTAGACCCCGCATTCACTCCGATTGCGGTCAAGTACGCTCCCGTCCCCGAATCTCCAGCACCGGGACCGAACGCCACTGCTCCCATAACCGACGATACCCCTCCTACACACAGGCTACTTATCGTCGCATTCGCACATACAGCCAGGCCATTTATAGATGAAATGCCAGAGAGCGTTGAGATCGTTGCGGTCCCAGAGACTACGACGCTCCCCCCAACTGTGGCTTGGTCGGAAACGGCTAGAGTTCGCGATTCAAGGGATCCCGAAACAGCAGCGTCCATAAACGTCGCATACGATCCACCAGCATTCAGGGTCGGTCCGGTCATAGTAATTGTTCGCACGACTGTATCGGCAAGTATTGCACGGCCGTTGACGTTCAGTGTCTTGGAGGCGGTTAATGATGATACGACCGCCGTCGCGTTCGTAGCATTCAGAGTGGTTCCATTGACCGCGAGGTTCCCTACCGACGTATCTGAAAGAGTGGTTTTACCTCCAACGACCACATCCCCAGATACACCAAGCCGTCCAAACGAAGCCGTTGTCGTGGGAGCCACGAGAGTAGGTCCGTTCACGACAAGGGACTGAATCGTTGTACCCCCTCCAACCGTGAGATCGTTGCGTGTGTTGAGAACCGATAGAGTGGCTACAGTGTTTGCTGCACTCAGAGTGCGTCCATTCACAATGAGATCCTGTGTCGTAATTGTTGCTCCCGCCAACACAGTGTTTCCCTCCACCACAACATCGTTGTGTACTGTGAGGGAAGATACAGTCGCAAGGGCATTTGATGCGGAAAGCACGGATCCGCTGAGGCGGAGTGTTTCCAGCCAAGTATCTTTGAACATGGCGGGCCCAGAGACTGCCAGTGTATTGTGGATGGCAACGGCAGATAGCGTTGTCTGGGAGGATAGGACGTCGAGTGCACCTCCAACAACCAGCGAATCGGCGATGCGTGCATCCTGAAGTACAGCATGCCCT